CTGCCTGCGATTCGGTACGCATCGTGAATGACACGCCGACCGGCTTCAAGGTCGCGTAGCTCGCGCCGAGCGCCGTCGGGCTGTCCCAATACGAGATCAGGTCATCGGCCACCTGAATGACGGCCAGCGACGTATCGCCGAAAATCTGCACCTCGACCGTGGCCGTCCATTGCAGCCCGACGGTGGATGCGAGCATCCACGCGCAATCCGCCGAGGTCAGCTCCCACACGACCGCCGGGGTGTCCGACGAAGGACGCCGCATCCCGACCGAGACCGGGCGGGTGGTCGCGTTGTTCAGGTGCTCCTGGACGGCCTTCGCCACCGATTCGAGGGTGATCGGCATCAGGCACCGGACCTTCCGAGCTTCGCGAGCTCCTTGTGCGCCTCGACGAGCGTCTGGTCGGAAAGCTGCTGCATGATCCGTGCGAGCGAACTTCGTGCCCACGCGAACGAGATGAAACGCCCGGTGACCTTCCGCTTCGCGTTCTTGTGCCGGAAGCCGTTCTCCAACAGGTGGAAGATGCGCTGCCGCCCACGGGCGAGGGCCGCTGCCTTGGCGCGCTTGCCGTAGCGGACGCCGATCCGGGCCCGGATCGGGGCCGACGGGCCGGAACCGAAACGGCGAACGTCGAGCTCGGTCGCGGCCGAGATCGCGAGCCGGTGCTTCGCGCTCGGGCCGCGGAAACTGGCCCGCAGCCACCGACCGGCGAGCTCCTTGACGTACGGCGACAGGACGCGGCGGGCAGCCCGCTTCCGGACGTTCTCGTTCAGCCTCGGGGGCAGCTTCGCGAGCGCCTGGCGGACGGCCTCGCTCTGCACCCTGATCCGGAGCAGGTCGCGCTGCGGCTGCGTCTTCAGGAAGCCGAGGCGGATCACAGGACAACCTCCACGGCGACGATCTCAAGGGTCCGCTGCCGTTGATCGCGGTCGGTGCACGACCGGACGTTCAGGTACCGGACGGTCCCGCGGTCGGTCCAGAGCAGCCGGGAACGGGTGCTCACGTTCGGGTGCCAGGCGGCGAGCATCCGGTAGGTCGTTTGGACGGCCGGGCCGCCGTCATCCACCGACTCCGAGGTGTCCATCTGCTCGATGTGCGCCGGCACCGCGGCCACGGACAGCCACGCTTCCGAGTTCTGGCCGAGTGAATCGACCGTGACGGTGGGATTCTGCACCGTCACCATCTGCCGCATCATCCCTCGGGGGACGTGGTTCACCCGATGCCCTTGCCCATCATGGCGGAAATGCGGTCGAAGTAGTCGCTCGACAACGTGAACGTATCGTCGCCTCGCGACTGGACGTGCTGCGTCACACGTTGCAGCAGCATCATTTCGAGCAGCGGGTTCAGCGTGTTCGACCCGGCCGTCAGGCGAAGCGTCGCCGGGTACTCCGCCGAAGGCGTGTCGAGGCTCGCGTAGGTGAGCCCGTTGATCTGTTGGAGATTCAGCGCGAGGTACAAGCCGCCGCCGAGGTCGAGCTCGCACAGCGTCACCGGCTGCCGTTCGAGCCGGATCAACTTCTCCTCGTTGGCAGGCTCCGACGCGACGTACTGGTAGCGCGTGACGGGATCCACGCACCACCCCGTCCGCTCCTCCACCTCCCTGACGGCGGCCTCCCACGCGATTTGGATCGCGGGATCGTCCGCTTCGTGCGGAATCCGTGCCCACGCTCGGAACTTGGCGATGTCGATAGGCATCCGGACTCCGGGGAGCCGGGGGGCCCGGCCGTCGAGCCGGGCCCCCCTGCCGATGGGAGGAGAAGAATCAGGCGTTCGTGACCTGGAGCTGCACCAAGGACTTCACGCGGGTGAAGGCCGAGTTCGCGAAGGTCATGCCCTGGAAGATCACGCGGGCGCTGCTCGCCGCCGTGATCTCGTCGCGGATCATGCCGACGCCGCCCCACTCGCGGACCGAGAAGCCCTCGGAAATGTTGCCGAGGACGGCGACCACGTTCTTGCCGGTGCTCGGCGTCGTGACGTGCCCCGGGAGGTACTCGGTCACGTAGACGGGCAGGCCCATCAGGGTGAACGGCGCCGCGTTCTCGAGCACCTGCGAATCGGCGCTCGGGACGAACAGCGGGACGTTGTTCGCCTTGAGGCCCGCGAGGGCCGCGTAGGCGTCCTGCGGGAGAATCCACGCCGCCGAGCCCCAGTACGCCGCCGGGAGCTTCGTGTAACGCATCTCGGTCAGCTTGTCGAGCGTGATGCCCGCCGTGATCGCGAGGGGACGGGTCGTGCCGGTCGAGGTCGCGGTCGTGATGTTCACGTTCGCGTTGACCGTGAAGATGCCGGTCGGCGCGTTGGTGCCCGAGCCGCCGACGTAGCCCCATTCCAAATTCTTGGCGAGCTGACGCTGGAGCGAATCCATCACCTCCGCTTCGACGTCGAAGTTTGCCTGGCGGATCAGCTGCTGCGACACCTGGGTCGCGGGCAGGCATGGCACCGGCGAGATCGGAACCTCGACGAACGCCGGGTCGATCAGGGTGCGGGCCGTCGTGCCCGTGTCCGGCTGCGTCCATGCCGACGTGTAGTCGTTCGTGGCGAGGCTGTTGTAGCGAAGCGTCGGGTAGCCCTGGACGCCCGTGCGGAGGTCGGCGAGGTTGCGGACCACGGTGTTGGCGTCGAGGTACTTAAGGATGCCGTCCTCGTAGAGCTTCGGGATCAGGATCGAGCTCGACGCCGTCGAGATCAGCTCGCGGCTTTCCGGAGCCCGGCCGCCCTTCAGCCACCCGAGGAACTGCTCGCGGTACTCGCCGCTCGCCCGCCACTCGGTCGCCTGCTCGCGCTTCTCGGCGACGATCTTCGAGGTCGCCGCGTGGCTCGCGAACTTCTCGCGGAGCTCCGCCGCCGACCGCTTCTGGTTCAGGTCCTTCAGCTCGTCGAGCAGCTCGTTGGCACGGGCCTCCTGCTCGGCGGAAATCTGGTCGGTGGCGAGGATGCCGTTGACCTCGGTCTCGATGGCCTTGCGGCGCTCAATGATCTCGGACTGCTTCATGTGTGGAGCCTCAGTCGCAGACGAAGCCGGGCAAGCGCCGGGCTGTAGGTGCGTGCTTCGGCGCTCGTCTGCGGATATGCGCCGTTTTGGACAATGGAAACCTCGCGAAGGTCAACCTCGCGAAGGGTTCGCTCGGAGCCGTTCCAGGCGTCCGAGCGGACGAAGAATCCGAAGCTCATCTCGGTCAAGACGCCCGCCTCCACCAAGGCGCGAACGTCCCGGGCCCGCTGCGTGTCGGGAAGGTTGACCTCGAACGCAAGGCCGCGTTCGTCGCTGTCAAGCTTCAGGAGGCCGCTCTTGGTGTTGGCGACGAGCTCGCGGCGGTCGTGCCCGACGAGGAGTTCGATGTTCTGTTCGAGGCTGCGGTCGAACGCGCCGCGGGCAACGCGCTCGACGAATGGCTTGCCGTTGTTCACGCCTCGCACGACGAGCGGATGGCTCGGCGCGTCGTACACGGCCGCGTAGCCGCCGAGCTTGCCGTTGTCGCGAACGAGGGTCGCGGTGCGGACCTCAAGCATCGGGCGATTCCCCTTCCTCCTCGGCATCGGGGCCGACGGCCGCGGATGCGCCACCGGGCATGGACACCCGCGGCTCGTCAAGCCCCTTGACGGGCGGCAACCCGAGGTAGTGCCGAGCGTCGTTGGGCGACATGACCCCGGCGAGCACGAGCTTCGAGAACGCCATCCCCGCGTCCCGGAGGTTCCCTCTGGTGATCGGGGTCACGTCGATGCGAACGTGCTCGCCGGGCCGGCAGAGCTTCCGCGTAAGCTCCGACTCCCACGCGGTTGCCCATGCCGCGATGGCACCGTCGGCGTACGCCCGGGCCGTCTCCGCCTGGCTCGACAGCGCCCCGCCGCCCTGCTGAAACAGCATCTCGGGCGGGACGCCGAACGCCCTGGCTATTTCCTGCACGGAGAACCGCCGGGACTCAAGCATGGAGCCCGAGGTCTCCTGGCTGATCTTCTCCGCCTTCATCCCTTCGCGGAGGATCAGCGGACGCGATGCGCCGTCGGCGGTCGCGTGCATGGTCGTCCAGGCGTCGCGGATGGCCTGCACCGTCTGGTCGGACATTCCGCCCGGGTGCATGATCGCGACTTTGCCCATGCTGCCCGTCTTGACGAGCGACTGGTGGGCCCCGTTCTCGTCGGCTGCGAGCTGCATGGCCTGCCGGGCCGCGTCGAGCGGCGACCGGAACCACACGGGATTTAGGTAGTCGGGGTAGCACCCGACGTGCAGCACCTGGTCGGCCGCGAGCTGCACGTTCCCGATCCGGTAGATCGGGCCGTCATCTGTCGCCTCGCCGGTCAGGGCGTCGGCGGGCACCGGCTGCAGCTCGGCGACCGACCCGTCCGCCCCGCGGCGGATGATCGCGATGCCGTTGCCGTGGGTCAGGGCAACGGCCGTCGTGTACCGCCGGAACTCGTAGCCCGTCTGCCACCGGCTTGCCTCGCGGTTCATCAGCGCCGCGACCGGGTGGTCGTCGATGCGCTGCATCTGGCTGTCGTAGACCGTGACGGGCAGCCGGGCGATGTCGGCCGAGATCAGGTTCGTCGCCCGGACCACCGCCGGAATCGCGTCGGCAGGCGACGTGACGATGGGCTCGGGTCGCGTGTAGATCGCGACGCCCGACTTGAACCCGAAGAACCGTGAGAAGAAGCCCACGGTCGCATAGAACACAAGTGCTCCGACTCGTCAAGAGCAAATCCGGCAAACACGGACTATCCGATGGGGCAGGCGCTCGCTGACAGCCCGCTGTGCGTCCGGACTTGGTGGTGCTCCATGAGCAGCGCCGCCATGTTCCCGGCGACCACCGCGTCGGTATTGCCTGCCGAGCGGCCCTTCACCGGCCGCACGTTGCCGACGTTGTCGGCAATCAGCCGCACGGCGTTCAGCGCCGACCGAAGGACCGGGTCAGGCTCGTAGACGAGCTGCCGCGACTTCAGGAGGTCGCCCCAGAGCTTCCACGCCGGGGCCATCGTGCGGATCGACTGGTCGATCGGGACGATCGGCCACCCCTTGTCCTGCCACCGCTTGATGTCCTTGGCTTGGCTCGGGTGCGGATCGACGCCGATCTTGCGGATTGCATAGCGGGCCATGAGCGATTCAATCTCGGCCTCGACCACCGACATGTCGTGCCATTCCCCAGGCATCCGGCGGAGGTGGCCCTGCTCGACCCATGCGCCGAGCGGGTTCTTGCACCGCTTTTCGTCGCGGCCGATGTCCGTCCCGGCCCACCATGAGACGTTCCGGGCCCGGATCTTGTCGCCGTCCACGACCATCAGGCACAGGGTCGTGAGGTCGAGCTGCGACCCGTAGCCGCCTCGCGACAGGTCGAGCCCGATGACGCCTGGCTGCTGCCGCAGGCGCTCCCAATCGGCAGGCTCCATCTGCCGCTCAAGCACCCCGAGGTCGATGTCCGTGGTGGCAAGTTCGTGATACCGGCAAGCGAGCTGCGTCTCGAACTCGGCGATTTGCGCCGGGTCGCCGGATTCGAGCATCGTCCGGGCCGAAATCTCCAACTGCGTCGGGTCGATGATCGTGCCGAGCGCCGGGTGCGCCTTCGGCCACGTCGCCGGGTCCGACGCCTGGTCGTCCTGCTCAAGCCCGTAGAGCATCGGCCACCACCCGGCGGGGTACGGGACGCCCTCGGCGATGGCCCGCTCGAGGGCGTCCCAATAGCCCCAAATGGGCCGGGTTTTCTGCTCCGGGTCGGGCGTCGTGATCGCGAGGAGCTGCGAAGTCGGGAACTTGGCGAGGCCCGTCAGGAGCCTCCCGAACGCCTTCTCCATGCGGGCGACCTCGTCGGCGATGACCATCCGAGTGGTGAGGCCGTCGAGCGCCTTGTCCGTGCAGGGCAGCGAAATGTATTTGTTGCCACCGTGCTTCACGCGGCCCGGATGCGCCGGCGTCGAACCGCCCGTCGCCTTCCATTCGGCCGTTCCGAGGGTCTCCGCCATCATCTGCATCCGCTCGAACGTCTTTTGGGCAAGTCGGCCGTCGGGCGCGACCGACGAGAACTCCAGGCGCGTCGATGGATCGGCCATCGCCGCCATGAGGAGCGACGCGGCGAACTCCGTCTTCCCGTTGCCGCGGGCGACCGAAAGGAGCAGCGCCTTCG